GTCAACCGTTGCCAGAGCATTGTCAGCCGTGTAAAGGGCTGGCGAAATGCTCAACGTAGCGGTGGACGAACCAGTTGCGGCAGCGGTCACAACGAACTGCTGCAAACTGCCAGTCGACTCACGTGTCTGTGGGTTGACAGCGTACACGCCAGCGATGGTGAAGATGTCGCCCACGTTCCAAGTTTTGCTTGAGCCGGTGAACGAGATACCAAGGGTCGACTGACCTTGCGTGGTGACGGTGCTGGTCACGGTGATGGAAGTACCCCACGAACCCGTGGTGTGCTGCTTGATTGACTGAGACATATTGATCTCGTCAAACCCAAGAACACCAGTTCCCATCATGCCGTTCTTGAACTGCTTGCTGATGGTATCCGTTGGGTTGAACAGACCTTTCATGCCTTCAACCAGACCAGCGTTAGCAGCGGGGTTAACCGTTGCGTAGCGTGGGTCCATGACAGCAGCGGCTTCGTTCAGTTTCTGTTGAGCTTGCAACAGAACCAACGACGACGCTGGAGTCGTGCCGGGAGTACCAACCGATGCGTAGATGTTCTTGTACGCATTGGCAACGTCAGCGTCAATGCTGGAAGCCAACTGCGAGATACGCGGCTTGAGAACGCGCTCTGCGAAGTCATCCAACTGCATCGTCAATTCGGCAGAAGTGAAGTTCACGCCGATGTGCTTCTGGGTGCTGACTGTCAAGGTGGTGAACTGCTCGTTGTCGTCCTGAACTTGCAGGGCAGCACCGTCAGTTACCAGAGCGCGGTCGGGCAGACGAATACGCAGGGTCGAACCGATCTTCGCGCCTTCAACGGCGAACGAATCGTCGTACTGGCGGTTGACGTTACGGGTAAGAACCAGATTGTTTTCCAAGATCTCCAGGGCCTTCCTGGTGATCATGTCAATCGTAAGAATGCTATTTGACATGGTAATTCCTAAAAAGAGTTAGCGATACTGAGCTTGCCGTTTCTTAATCTGCCGCTGCCTTTCTGCTTCAATCCATTCCGAGGTAGTCATGGTCTTGGTCGACCGAGGATCGGTCGTGTCATAACTAGGATTGCCTGAAGTTCTTGCAGTTACTGGACTAATAGGTGCGGGCGCGGACGTAGTACGTTTGACTGGTACATCGTTGGCTATTTTAGCCTCAATGCGTCCAATCTCTTTGGCTTGCAAGATCGGGCTAAGACGGGAAATGCGGTCAGCTTCTTTTGGATTGGACCCGAGATAGTAGGCTATATCAGGGCCAGCATCAGATGCTTGAACTGCTTGCGCCATCACGGTCGTGATCTTGAGAGTCGGGTTGTACGCGACTTGTTCAAAGTCATCGTACTTGGACCGAGCCTCTTCCTCACGCTCGTGATATGCCTCAAGAATCTCCGCTTGCTGCTTTTGCTGTTCGCGCTGCTCAATTAGCTTGATTGCTTTGGCTTCTGCATACGCATCAACCGAATCAAACTGATCTGCTGGCGGGACATCAACGGCAACGGGCGGTGGTGCTTGACGCTCACGCTCCCACTTTCGCTGTTCTCTTGCGAGACGTTTCTGGATTGCTGCATCAAGTTCTTCTTGTGTGAAGGTCTTGGTCGCAACTTCCGGCGTATCTACAGGTTCCGGGGCCGCCGTGGCTTCCGAAACCGGCGCGGGCGCTACTTCCGCTTCAATCGCTACTACTTCTTCGGACATTTTGAATCCTGAGATTCCCCGGTGATCCGCGCCGGTACGGTGATACTACATTAAGAAATTCTTAAAAACAATGTGGGACTTGAACCGTTGTCGGTAAAGCCCATACAACGCCAAGTACCAGCTAGCGTTGTTGTGTAACTTACAAGGTTGTACGTCCCTGACGGAATCAGATACGAGCCGGAAATATCATTGCCAGGGTAAATGGTTCCAAACGGAAAAGACGTTGCGCGAGCAAAACAATACGTCCCAACCGCTAATGCAGTAGTTGTTCCCGCGTTTGGCCCGCTAGTCCAAGTTGTACCATCACTAACCAATACGTTTCCAGCCGTTCCGGGCGCAACAAACTGCACCGCACTTGTGCCGTTACCAAGCACAACCGAGTTGGTGGTCAACGTACTTGTACCAGTCCCGCCGCTAGATACCGGAACTGGAGTGCCAGAATAAGTAAGCGCCAATGTCCCAGTAGTAGTAACTGGACTGCCGGTAACAGTAAATGCTGCTGGAGCAGTTAGCGCAACTGAAGTAACCGTACCAGCGCCAGACCCGCCCGTAGTGGCCGACAATGTGCCGCCAACAAAGCTAAGATTAGAACCAATCGTTACGTTGCTAAATCCACCGCTGCCGTTGCCGGACAGAAGCGATGTTCCGGTGGTCAGGCCGCTGACCGTGCCAATGCCGGGAATGTCATCGTAGGTGGCAATCGTGACGCCGCCGGAGTCTTTCAGAACAAACTTGTACGTCAGCGTAGACGTAAGCCACACCTCACTATCCAATCGTCCTGCTGAGTTTAAAACGATTGGATTGCTGTTGGCCGTTGTGCCAGCAGCGGTTGTGTAGGTGGCTTGCGGCGTGGTAGTCCCTGCCGCGTAGGTGTACAACAGACCGCCCGACAACGGAGCGCCGCTGTTGGTGAAGAACTGCTGCGCAGCCCCCGCGACGGGCGATAAGTTAACTGCCATTTAAGCCGCCTGATACGCTGCAATAACTTCAGGAGTCCATGCAGCATTGCAAATTGCTTGCACGTTTGCAGGTACTGCGCTGATGTCTTGACCCGGAGTCAGGCTTGAGCGGTGATACGTCTTGCTCAACTCAACCCCATCCTCAAGGATGCTGGTTGCTTCGCGGTAGAGAACGATGCCGTTCTCGGTGACGGTGATCTGGTCGATCTTGACTTGTTTCGTAAGCATAATAAATCCCTGTGTCTGACTACACTAATCCGGCGTAGTTAAGCTGCGGTGGGGTAAACGACCGAAACATAAAGGCTTGAAGTGTTTACTACTTCTGCGTTCGTTACATTTGTTGCCGTTCCAGAACTCAAATAAAGGAAATAGATATTATTGTCTGAATAAAGGTATGGCTGAATTGTTCCGGTAACTGTTACTTTGTCACACCACACAGAAACAGGAGTCCCAGACTGAGAAGTTGTAAAAGGAACTCCGGAGATAGCCAATCTTCCCGTTGAAGACCCTTTTGAACTTAAATCAATTAAAATACCAAGCCTTACGGTATTTCCAATTTTTGTATAAGTCCCTGCTTGGGACGAATAAGTAATTCCGGTTGACCCGCCTCCAAATGTAACAGCCGGAGTCCAAGTCCCTTCTTCGTAATCATCCAACGTATTTGCGTTTGATGATATTGACGCGGTGGCAGGAAACGTGATTCCAGAGCCGCTAGTGCTAGGCGTTGCTCCGCCGACGCCAATAGTTGTCGACGCCGTGACCCTCGTGCCATCAGTTGTAAACCCTGAAATGCCGCCAAAAGCGCCAGCGTTGTTGTATTGGATTTGCGTTGTAGAACCCCCCGGAGATCCACCCGCAGCAGCCCATGACATTACTCCAGCAGTTGTACTTGTCAGTGCGTAGCCGTTAGATGCTGGGACCGCCGTGGGCAGCGTATAGGACTGAGTGCCAGCAACAGCGGGGGCAGTCAAAGAAACCGATCCAGAAGTCGAACCAAGCAAAGCCAAACTGCTAGTCAAACTGACAATCTGCGAACTGCTGATTGTCATCGCAGTTGTCGTGCCGTTGGTCTGCAACACCAAGTTGCCAGTCGTATCACCCGTCTGCTTCAGCGCGGTATTACTGGTCGTGCCAGCGGAAATCGTACTCATTGTTGCACCACCCAAGAAGTTGTTGGTTCGTCCCAATAATAACGCTGACCGTCAGTTGGCATTGGCGTTGGAGCATCCCACAGACAAGTAGACTCATTCAAAACAAAAGACTGAAACGGTTGTGGAGGGACAAAAGCATCGCGGGTTGAGTCGTAGATGTAGCCAACACCAGCGTAATTTTTACGAAATCCATCTGTGCGTGAACGCTTGCAGACTTGACCGCGAAATTCACCGTACCATTGTTCCCAATCGGTGTTTTCCGAGCCTTGATCTTTGCCGGGAATTACTTCAGTTACGACATTGTTTTCATCAAGAAAAGCGTAGTAATCCATGATCATTACCAAGTGATAGTGCCGGTTCCCGCAGTAAATTGATATACGCGGTAACCGGATCGGGTTGGTTGGGTATAGGTCAAACCACCGCTAATAGATGTTGGCGCTGGATATGTGTTGGGGTAAGCGATAATTACTACGCCAGATCCTCCGTTACTTCCTGCTCCTCCGGTTGATACCCCGCCGCCGCCGCCACCACCGCCGCCGCCATTAGCACTTGCCGCAGATGGTGCGGTATCGTTTCCTGATCCGTTAGCTGCACCGCCACCACCGCCTGTGCCACCAGTAGAACTAAACGCGCCGCCACCGCCGCCACCAGCATACGCAACAGATGAACCCGTGATGCTTGATGAAGTTGATGATCCTCCGTTTCCACCCACTCCATTTGAAGTATTTGACCCTGCGGACCCAACTCCTCCAGCACCACCACCGCCACCAGCAGACCCTAAACCAGCTCCGTTGATGCCACCAGCACCGCCAGTATTCCCTTGCCCAGATGTGCCTGAACCACCTGCATAACCTGCACTAGTATCATTCGCGCCGCCACCGCCAGATCCTGCCGCCCCGCCAGTTGAATTGGTGCTTTTACCTGCGGATAAAAAACCACCTCCACCACCACCAAAAGCAGTAATAGCTGAAAATACAGAATTTATACCACTAGTTCCTTGAGCAAGAGAACCACCGCCAGCACCGCCAGCACCGACCGTAACGGTAATTGCTGAACCAAATGTAACCACATATCCAGTAGTAGTTAAAAGACCGCCAGCACCGCCGCCGCCACCACGATTCCAACCACCGCCTCCACCGCCGCCAACGACAAGGTAATCAACAGGTATTGTTGAGGGTTTTCCCCCCAACACAGCAAGCATAATCCCACTCATGACACGTTGCCCGTCAGGACGCAAGTGGTGGCAGAGCTAAACAGGACCGTGCAAACGCCGCGAATCGCAAGCGTGGCTGACGTTACAGTTGTGTTTGAACCGGCAATATAAGCCGTTGGTGCAGAACAAGTAATCGTCGCCGTTGACGAGGTGTTGTTGTAGATCGTGACCAGATCACCGTCGCTAAACGTCGACGTTGGGATCACAATCGCACCAGACGCGCCGAGTTGAACGTACTTGCCAACGTCGCCAACCGCCAGGGTATAACTGGCCGTTTTAGTTCCGACCGGTGGAGCGTTGAGGTATCCAAGCGTCACCGCATCCGTAGATGGCAGCGTTTGGGTAAGTGTGCTTGCGGTATTGGCCGATTGCAGCGTGACCGTTCCAGCCCCACTAGCATTGCCTTGAAGTTTGATGTTAGACATTTCTAATCCTTAAGCTAAAACGGTCCAAGTCTGACCAGTAGGGATAGTGACAGCATATCCAGTAGCAACTGCAACCGGACCGGCGCTCAAACCATTTGAGCCGGTAGTGATCGTGTAATTCTGACTAATTGTCTGATAAGACTCAAGCAATGGGCCACCGCTGCCGCCAGCAGGGGTTGCCCAAGTGCCGTCGCCTCTCCAGAAGGTCGTGCTAGAAGCAGACGTTCCGCTATTGAGGTTTGTAACCGGCAGATTGCCGGTAACGCCCGTAGTCAGCGGCAAGCCAGTTGCATTTGTCAACGTACCGCTTGATGGTGTACCCAATACCCCACCGTTGACCAGCGGAGATCCAGCAGTCCCGACGTTGACCGCGAGCGCGCTTGCAACACCAGTACCCAAACCAGAAATACCAGTTGA